CCCCGCGAGTGATCGCATACTGCACCTTGTAAATCATCCGCAGGACGCCATACGGCACCGCTGCATCTCCGACATACTGACTGTCGGCTTGTGAGTATTCAAGAGATAAAGCTAATCCGTTCAGATACTTGTCCGTCGTTGCGTTACGGTCTGCATAGAGCGCAGTCTCGACCTCGGCTTGTATGGTATCGGTTTTTGTGTCCCAAGTGACGCCAGACACATACGCATCGATCACGACATCAACCTCCTTGACCAGCAGGATGTCTCGCTCTTCAATCGCCTTCTCGGATTTCACATACACGCAGATGCCGGGCATAGCAGCCGAATCCATCGGGTAGATGCGCGACTTGAATGCCCTCGCGCCGGTCGTCGTGAGACCTGAGAGCGTAACCGCCACACGATCTCGTATCTGTGTTCTGACATGACTCATGCATCCTCCAAGGCGAGCACTGTGATACCTGTGCCGTCTGGCTTAACGTTGATCACGGTGTACGGAGCCAAGTCGACCGTAATACTGTCACCGATTTTCACACCCAGCACATCTACCGACCTGCAAATAGCAGCCGGCTTCGTGCTCTCAATGTCTACCTCTTGACCGTTGGCTGCGTAATACTCCTCGTCATAGAGGACGGAGATAGCCATGGTCTTGTAGACCGCTGGCACCGCGAAACCGTAGATCTCGTCAAACATTGATGTTAGGTCTTCGGCAAACATGTCAGCGCTTCATCATCTTCTTCTTAATCGGCTCTTCTCTCACTTCCTGCTGTATCGCCTGCGTACTTTCTTCTGGTGCAATCACCGCACGGCCATCAGCAATCAGCTCACGTCCACATTTTTCGGTGACCTCGACGACGGCCCCAGCCGAAGCTGGGGACACGCCGTTTGCGGTCTGGACGTTGACACCTCGTCGTATCTTAATCCTCATATGTCACCTCATTAAGTAGGGTTGGTGCTGGAGACGAAGCTGGCCGGATGGCGCAGCTGCACGTCCACATCCTGGAACGCAGTTACCGACACGATACCCTTGCGCGAGTAGGTGTACGGATCTGCCACGACCTCGATGCCACCCCAGAGGCCAACCATCAGCTCGGCGAAGTTGCCGAAGATGATGCGCTTGACGCTGGATGCGATTGCGTTGTTGCTGCTGAACAGACCATAGCCGTTTACCTGGCCGTTCTCGGCAACAAAGCCGGATACGCCAGAAGCCTTCAGCGTCTGCTTCATATTGCCAATCAGAGTCGGGTGCGCGATGTAGGCCAGCGATCCGCGAAGCGCTTTTGCTTCTGCGACAGCTGTCTCCATATTCACTACATCAGACCATGCTGGAGAGTTTGCTGCAGCAAGTGTCTCGGTGCCAACGCCGCTGGTTCCAATCAGGCCGGCCGGCTGGTTGTTGCTCGATCCGGTGCCTGCGAGGCCAGCAAGGTCGATGGCATCAGCAAGCGATGCGAAGATATCACCACGGACGATTCCCTCGACATCCATTGAGGTCTGCTTCAGCATCTGGCGGGTGATCCCCTGGTTGACGCCGACCGTCTTCAGCGTGAACTGGAGTAGGTCAAGGTCCATTGCACTGGTGGTGATGTCGGCGCCGGACTCATTTTTCTCTCCAACCCAGTAGGCGGAGGTGCCAACGCCGACACGAGCCATGTCGTACTTGCCGACAAGGCCGCTGATGAAGCGAGCGCCAGCACGAGCGAGCACGGCCTGCTCACGCAGATACTCGATCACTTCGCCGCTGTGGATCTCTTCGACCACGCCAGCGCCGGTGCCGGAGCTGATGATGGCTGCACGGTTTGACATCGGAATGGCCTCGTGCGGGATGATTGCGCCACCGCGCTGCGACGAAATGCCGCGAGCGGAGCAGTAAGCATCGCAGACATCAAGCTCATACTTTGCATCGACCGTATCACCAGAGAGGTGACGGACGAGTTTGACGAGGCTGAAGCGCTGCTTGTCCTTGGCGGTAAGGCCGATCTGGACGGTTGCCTGGCGCTCCTGCTCGGCAATGATTGCCGGTGCAAGGTGGCGCTCGTAGAACTCTTTCGGGCTGATGCCTTCGGCAATAGCACGAGCAGCGAGTTCGCCTGATTTCGGGCAGAGGTGCCTTGCGGCCTCAGCCTGTGCCGCGATCTGCGACGCGATGTTTTCGGTCTCAACGACCACGGGAGCGGGATTCATGTTCCCGCCGGTTTCATTGATAGGATCCATGTCCCTCTCCTTGTTTATTGTTTGTGTTTGTGCGGTAAGTGGTCGTCTGTAAACGACCGTTGAAAAAAATCTTTCTGCGCTGCGGAACCCGACACCCTCATCAGCAGGGATACTGACAGACGATACCTCGTAGGGCTTCCATTTAGTGACGTGATAGACGCCGCGCTCGGCCTCGACAAGCTCTTGGATTACGTATCCGACGCTGACGTTTTTGCGTATTCCGTCGATAATATCCTGCTTCAGCTCACATCCACCTTCGCTTCTGCTGAACTTGATTCCGGTCAGCTTGCAAGCCCGTGAACTCAAGTCAAGTTCGCATCCAGTGATGACTCCGACCTGCTCTTCCTGATCATGGTCCTTCAGGAATGGAGCGCGTCCTGACGAGATCCATGATAGATCGACATTGTCGTTGCCGTGCAGGAGGATTTCCGTACCGAAAACGATATCTCCGTTCGTGGCGTCCCACATCATGCGATCCTGTACCGGAGCCTCACTTGAGAAATAGCACTCAAAAGACGGTGAGCCATCTTGTCCATCCTGTGCTTGCTCTTCATTACCAGGATTTTCGGCCTTGACCGTTATCTCGGCTGCTCGGTACTGGATGCCAGTCCGGACCTCCATGCGCTCCATACCATCAGTATTCTGCATGCTCATATCCATTCAGTTTATGGCCGTTCGGCCAATTGTGCGACTTGGCGCCGGTGCCGCAGGGACTTGCTGTGCTGTCTTGAACGGCCCAAAAATATCAGTCATATCTATACCCGCATCGTCCGCCATCTGCTTCTCCTTCGCCAGGCGGTCAAAAACATCCTCGATCTCGTCACCCTGCGACGCGGCGATGTCCGACAGCGACGTGACGCGCATCAGGAGGTTTGCCTTGTTCGCGTTCGCCTCTTTTTGCGGGTCGACCCACGCCCAGGATCGAGGCACCCATGAAACTCGCTTGAACTCGTTGATTCTTGAGAGCGGCAGTCGAATCTTCCCTGCCGACATGGCCATTGACAGCCACTCGCCATAAATAGCGTCATGGAACCAGGCCACAAGCCAGCTCTGACGACCCTTCCAGAAGTCGCGGACTTCGAGCATGCCAATACGGGCGCTGCTGTAGTTGACTTCAGAGAGGTCATTAGCGAGACTGGTATAATTGACGTTGCCGGCGGAAGCGATACCTTTAAGCAACTTGTTTGACAGACTTTCAAAAGCATTGGTTGGGTGCGTCGGATCCCAGGGGGCAAAATCATACCCTTCCGGAAGGATACCGAACGATCCGGCCTCGCTGTCCATGTACTGAATCTCAGAATCTTCATCTTCGCCGTCACCGCTGAACCCGGTATCAGCAGCCGCCGTCCTCTTGAAAAACCCGCCCTTCTCGGCAGCGATCCGGCTGGCGATAATCTCGGCGTTCTCGTAACGATCAAGCTGGTGTATCCTCGACATGCCCGCACTCAACCACGGGAACCCGCGCTTCTGCTCGGCGAAGATTGGAACGAAAAGGTGCAGGATAAACTTTGCATCGACTCGTTCATAGTTCTCGCTGGTGAAGTCCTGGCGCATACCTCGGCGTGCGATGTAGTACCCAGTGACGTCCCCGTCCGTGTACTCGATGCCGTTGATCACCTCGACGCCATTGCCTTGGATGATGTTCATTTCCGTCGGCACCCGCATGGCGTCAATCATCTCAAGCTGAAACCCGTACTCTCCGGATCCATACCACTTGCGGAAAAACACCTCACCGTCACGCGCAACCGACCACACAGCGGACCTCTCCATATCCACACGGGTCCACTGTGATCGGCGCATCGGAACGCCCTTCTTCGACCAAGACCGCCACGCCTCTTCTATCACGTCGTTTGCGGATTTGTCCGGATCACCGTTCGCCTTCTTGATCTTGACTTCAAGGCGCACGCCGTTCGGACCAACGATATTGTCCACACACATATCAAGGTATCGGCGATAGTACCCATTATTTTTAGCCAGCCAACGGGACCGACCACGAAGGGTCCGGAGCTCCCTAAAGAATTCCTCGTCACTTGACATGTTGACTGAAGGCCAGTCTGAGTTCAGTCGCCCAGCTGCGGCGGCAAGAAACTGTCGCTTTCCGTTCTTCGAGTGATTGACGCTCGGCGACACTGCCTGAGGCCCGAATGGCTTCATGCTCATGCTTCCTGATTCAGCGAGCATCTGCTCAAGCCGCTTTGCCCTTGCGTCCATCATCAGTTAAACCTCACTTGCACCTGACCAAACCGGCTTTTTCCTGTCCGTGCTGTCAGTTTCATGGCCTCTTCCGAGCGATACTCGACGCGGAGCCTGTCGCGAAGATCCATCAGTTCAGCCGGTGGAATGAACTTGAGCTGCCTTCCGGCTATGGCATATTCGAGCTGCGCCTGAGATGCTCGCCCGAGGATAACGGCCTCGATGGCATCGAGCGCCTTCTTCGCGAAACTCCGGTCATCGTAACCCGTCGATTTGTCCGCGAAGTCCGCAATGATATCGATGGTTCCTGATTCAACTTTGAACCTATCTGAACCATCCGTGACGGTTGCTTGGTAGCTGTATGTACCAGAATCCCAGATTGCCGTCGTTGCCGCATCGACGTTGATGTGGTGGGCTGTACCGGACTCATACTGTGAGGCGGTGATGACGACATACCCTGATGCGTTGACAAGAGCATACGACAGCGTCCATGTTGGAGCTGGATAGTCAGCGAGGGCGATCAGCCATTCGCAAGTGTCTCCCGCCGTGAGACGAGATGGTGTGATAAGTGGGAGCGCCATAGGTTCCTGTAACAGTTACCGGTTCTGTTACACGCAAACTGCATATAACGAATTGAATATAAAATAGCTTGCGAAGCACATCTTGGTTATAAGCATCAATAAAAAGAAAAGCCCAGTGTTTTCTGGGCTTTAATTAGTCTCATGCTGGCGGGTCGCTCCGTTTTTTAATGCGTTTGCTGGTAAATCCTTGATGCCATCATGCGCTTCTTGAAATTGTCAGAAAACAATCGATGGACTCGGAATTGGTTTGACTCCTCAAAGCGCCACATCTTCCCGTAAATCGCGTTATCCTCCCACGCAAGTTCAAGGCGAATCCTTTTTCCACCGGCGTTTTTCTTTGTCGCGCCGAGCCTCCTGTAGAGTCCTGGTCGTCCCCCTCCTTTCGGTGTGCCGCTGAAGTATCGCGGATCATCAAGCAAGCGCTTCCAGTTGCGCTTCAAGCCGCCATGAGCCGCGATAGCCGATCCGCCTGCTTGTGGTATCGGGATAGCCCTCTTCCGTGGTGTACGCAAGCCGCCATATACTTGCCACTTCAGGTACGAAGCCTGCACATCCTTAAGCCTTATTGTTCCGGTACGCATCGACCTTGATGCCTTATTGATTTGCCACGCAGACGGCATCGTCGTAAACGGTACCGGCTTGTCGAACACACCCTTCATCTCTTGCGGGTATATTTTTCGTAGGTCGAAAAGCGTGTCGTTTATCGCGCCGGCGAGCGCATATGGAATAGACTTCTCTTTGACATCGCGAAATTCCCGCATCACTGCTCTGATGTCAGACTTAATTGATACCTGCATCACCGCCTCCCGAATTTCAATTTCTTCACCTTCTTTATTGGTAATTTAGCACTTTTTTCTGGCGCGTTCTCGGTAGAGGCATCTAGAATATCCGTAATCCTCCTCCTCCTGATCTGCCCCCATGCCGGTGAGAGTATCCTCATAGCCGCGTATGAGTACACCCTTGTATCAACCGGCTCGTTTCTCTCCCGGATCTTCGTCCATACACGCTTTTCCCCTCGCGTCTTCTGTTCTTCAGCTGTCAGGCCCATAAAATACGTCCGCTCGTAGTGGTCCGGGAAATGAGCGCTTCCCTTTTCACCAGGCTTAATCGTCAGCCGCTTCAGGACGATACTCTTTGCTGCGTCACCATCTACCAGCCAGATCTTCAGGCGTCTGGTGCCTGCCCTTGTCTGCTTACTTATAACACCGCCCAAACTCGTGGATGCACCTTTTACTGGGAAAATCCGGTGTAGTTTATTTGCCTGCTCGCACCAGTCAAAAACCTGCTCCTGGTTGTAGCCGGCATCAATCGCCATACCATCGACGGTCAGTATCGATCCGTCCTGCCGAACGTACTCTCGGTCCAGTATCGCGTAGAGCTGTGAGTAGACGTCGTCAGTCCCATTGGTAAACATCGCCGTGTTTCCCCAGAGCACAAGGTAATCAAGCGACCAATTCTCGCCATCAGCTGCCCATCCGATGATTTCCGCCTCCAAGCGGTCTCCCTGAACGTCGACGCCGATCGTTATTACCTCGACCTTGTCCGGCAGGCGATCTGGATACCGCTCGCGCCGATCCATCAGCGGGGCATCCTCGATGCGCTGACCTTTCTCCTCGTACAGTTCGCCGAGGACCGTGTTCGTAAACACCCGTAGACGATCAGGATATCCAGAGCAATGCAGAAACTCGGCTGCCGTCTC